TTATATTGATGTTTCTTAAAATTAATACCACCATCTAATTGCTCTAAAAAAGCACCCATAGTTAATAAGGTGCTGTCACATTCTTTAAATGGTTGTAATAAATTTTCCACGCTAAAAGCAGAAAAGTAAGAGTCATCTGAATCACAGAATAATATATATTCGTTAGTACCACTATCTAAGCCTATATTTCTTGCCTTACCTACACCTACATTTTGTTCTAATCTTATGTATTCTATGTCAATTATGTCTGAAAATGAGTTAATTACATTTGACGAATCTATTTTAGTAGAGCCATCATCCACTATAATTACATGAATATCTTTTATCACCGTTTGCATAGCAATAGAAGATAGGCAACGTGTAAGCATTTCATCTGGTGTATTATAAATTGGAACTATAATGTCACATTTCAACTAATTTCACTTCCTTCTCAATTATTGTTTTATATATCAATTAATAAATGTACAAAATTCATAATCTGATTTATTTAAATCTTTACAAAACTCATTAATATACCACAGAACATATAGACATGCAGATACCCTGTCTTTATCAAGCTTCTTAACTACTTTTTCAATCGTTATACCACCGTTTTGTAAATATTTAAGTTTTAAGTTGGCAACTTCTTCTACAAAGTTATCAGTTTGCAAATATGGTTCTACTTTGTTTTCAATATCATCCATCTCTTTATCAGAAAATTCAGACAGTTGACGCTTACAAAGTATTCTTAATTTTCCACTATCAACCATATCTATAAAATTGGTAACAACTTTATTTTGTACAGATTGAGCTTTTAAATCATATAAAACCTTTTCTGCATCTGGAATTTCTGGCGTGTTATCTGTGTTTATTGTATCCCAACATCCCAAAGACTCTCTAGTGATTGTATCAAAAGATTCTTTTAGGCATTCATCAATAAAACCTGCCCCAAGCCCATTTCCATCTGCAACGACTGCTCTTGCATTATATCTCTTTTTTATTTGTTTTACTTTAGATGCTTGTGCTGTAAAGTTTAATATATTTGGTATGTTAATTATATTAACAATATCAACACTTGTAATTTTACTAGTATCTTTACTGCGATTTACTTTTGCTACAACTACGGATGACTGATTATTGTTAGTATTTTGTGAACGTGCAACATCGACACCTAAATAAAATTCTTCATCTTCGTTGTTTGCTTTGATTTGAGGATTGGATAAAGACCTGCAATTCAATAGTTTATTAATATTAACCAATGCTCCATCTGTACTTCCAACCCATCTGGATTCATAGTTTTGAGCAAATGCAATTGGTGACATTTCTTTTTTCTTTTTTAAAATTTGACTTTTTGAAGATCCTCTCCCATACCAACATCCCAAAAACCATGAAGAACCTAATACCATTTCACCAGAAAGATTAATCATTCCATTCAACATAGATATACTTCTTTGAAATTCATCAGAACCTCTGAATCCTGATGTTGTAAAAAAGTTAATCTGTTGATTTAATTCACATGGATCAACTACGCCAAGTTTTCCAACTGTATATCTAGGTACTTCCACAATAGGTTTTAGTGCATCTTGAAACATTTCGTCATTCAATAATGCAGCTTCTTCTATATTAATTCTCTTACGTCTCTGACCTTTGGATGTTTGTGAGTTTGCAAGATTATCTATTTTTGAATCATTTTTATATTTAATTTCAGCATCACCTTTTGAAAACTTTGGTTTATCCATTATTTCGTTTTCAATCATTGGAAAATGTCTTATAATTTCGTTGTGTTTGTCTTTAATTAATTCAGCGGCATTTTCCTTTGTTTGTGCAGTCATTGCCAAATCAATAGATGGGAAGAAAATTGAAACTAATTCCATTGCTACCATTTCCATATATGTTTTACTCCATCCTCGTGGGAAAACACCGTATAGACTAACAAACCTCATTATACAACGTAAATATATTCTTTGGTCAGAATGAAGGTTGATTCCACCGCTTTCAGGTTTTATTAAATCTAAAAATAAGTCAGGGATACCACCTACACCATGAACAGAACTCTACATACTTATATAAATTTTTTCCAAAGACAGAATCATCTTGAAGTTTTAATATTTGTTCTTTTGTCATAACTAGGCACACCTCCCTTCAAATAAAGAAAGAAATTTTTCGTGCTTTCTTCTTAATCTGTTTGAAGGGTTTGAATTTTGATATATATAATTATAAAATTTTTCTATTTCAGACATGGATGATGTCTTTATAACATTTAAATTATTGTCTCTTTTATTGATATACCAGTTAAAATTAATACCATTGACTTTTAAAATATTTAACATAGTTTCTACAAATTCATTAGACTGGCAGACAATATTAACATTTTTATTTAATCTAGTATATATTTTATTTTTTCTATCTTTTCTTGGTTGAGTAATATAATTATATGAAATACATCCATCTCCATCAAAAAAGCCTCTTATAAAATCAGAGTAGTATTTTTTATTTAATATATCAGTTGTAGGAAATTTTAAAACACTCGTTTTATTTGGGACAACTCCCAATCTAATTAATGAATCTGTCATTATTTTATTCTTAATTAAGAACGAACAACTTTTAATCCCATTACGATTTCGTTCTTTTAGCAATCCTGAATATTCAATTTCTATTAAAAGATTTTTAATGTGTTCCTTGTCGTCAAACTTTAATTCGAGTCCCCATCTATCATCTTTTGTAGTGTATCCGTCTGCATACAAAAAGCCCAACCAATATGCTTTAGTTGGACTGTCTATTTTAAAAAAGTAATCTTTATTATATGTTAAATATCTTATACCAAGTTTAGATGCTCTTGATTGAATACCAGCTTTATTTCTATGTGGTAGAAATTCTAATACTTTTTTATATCCATTTATATGATAATATTCTCTAATAATATCATCTTCATCTTTAGTCCATCGAAATTGCCAACCTTTATTGTTTTGATTAATATGCAAATCTGCCATAATAAATTTTTCCTTTTTTGTCATTCTTCATCACCATCCTCATAGTCTTTAGGTAAAGTGATAAATTTCTTAATATTATCTCTATTTCTTTCGGTAGGCTCATCATTAAATATGCCATATGGATCACCATATTGATCTAAATATTCTTGTTTCTTTTTATCGTAGAATTTGTATACATCTTCATATTCACAATGAGGCAATCCCTGTAAATCTCTCACGTAATTTATATAACACCAAATATTAAAATCTAATGCGTCATTTGGTCTAAATTTAAATTTTGGTAAAATTGGTATTATATCAACTGCCTGTTCAACAGCTTTGAATATTTCACTAAAACTATTTATACCGCCTTGTAAGTCGGATTGAGTTAGTTGTTTGGGTGTTAATTTAGCAGCCTCTGCCGCTTTGTTTGCAGCCGTATTCCATTTATCAGCCTCCCCAACATTACCAGAAGCCGTAGCCTGTTCTTCCTTAACTTTAAATCTAACATAAGTAGCTAGTGCTTCTTGATGTAGATTAGTTTGAAGTGTATAATTTTGCTTTAAATCATCATATTTCTTTTTCATTAATCTATATTCATTTTTTGTATAACCTTCACCAAATAAGTCCAATAAGTCATCGGTAACTACAAAATCATCTACTTGTTTAACATATATTTCTTCATTATCACGTTGTTTTTTTTCTGTACTTGTAACAGAGGTGGAAGATAGGTATGTATTACCACTTTCAACTAATTTAATAGATTCTAAAAATGATAATTTACTGTACTGTGGTAGACTAGCAACATTTTTCATATAATTACCAATAAAATCCTTACGTCCTTTTCCTGTACTTATTGCAATTTGCGTTTCATTAATTGCACTGTCTATAGAAGAAGGAACATATGGCTTATCCATTAACATAAGCATATTTTTAAAGTTTTCTATATTTAAACTTCCATCTGAATTCAAAGATTCACGCTTTACACAAGCCTTACATATATTAACGGTTCTACCATCACTAGATGTAGCTGGATTAGATGCTAAATAAAAATTAGACAACTTCTTAACTTTTCTACAATTAGTACATTCTTTTTCGCCAACAGGTGGCTTTTGTCTTTTTTTTTGTGGCAAACTGCCACCTCCTTTTACAATTATTTTTACACATAATAAAAGCAACCGATTTCTTCGCAGTTGCTAAAATAGTCTACCAAGCTTTGACACTCGACAGACTCTATCAAATACACATTTGATTATTGTTTTATATAAGTTTTAAAACAAATAATAAAGCTACATCATATGACAGATATAGCTCCAAATCAAATCCCTATTTTATAACCTAATTAGGCTATAATCTCACTTTATAACCTATATAATAAATAATTAATCACAATCACCATCAATAACAAAGATATCCATATTACCTTCGTACATTGTTTGTGTTAAAATTAGCTTATCACTACAATCTTTACTTACAAAAACATAATCCATATCGAATATTTTATATTCACCATTAGAGCATATTGCTTTTTCTACGCTTAATCCTAATTGATTATCATCAATGTAAATCGCTATTCCATACTCAAATCCATAATCTGCCTTGTCAAAGTCAATAAATTCAAGATTTAAGTCAATATCTTCTAAAATACATATTAGATTCAAATGTTTTATAATATCTTCTGTTAAATCTTCATGACATATTATAGCAATAGAAGAGTAGTTATCTTTATTATGCTTATGTATATATCCCAGAGTGTCTAAAGCATCATCAAGTAATGAATTCACACAGCAATAATGTTCTAGTTCATAATTGAACTTTATATTTTTAATTTTATAAACCTTCTCTCTTTAATTTAATTTAATTTAATAACCTTAGATTTATCATTAATAATGTCGCCATTTTCATTTTGACATACTACTGCAAACCCCATTTTTTGTGGTGCTGTAAGTCTTCCATCCATATAATTCATCTTTTCTACATAGCAACAAGCACCTTGTTCTAATAATCTTACAAAACCTTTTTTTGTATCGCCATAAGCATGAGTATGTCCAAGCACAACACAATCAAAGGTTTCTCTATCAGTTCTATGTAAATAATCCATAGCCTTTTCACAGGTAGCAAGAGTACCACTTCTATATGCTAGTGGATGAACAAACCAAGTCTTTCCTATTTTACATTTCCAATCGTCTATATATTCAATTTCAATATCATCAAAAACATCAATCAAGGGTTCATATTTAGTTTTAGTTTTTGATCTTTTATCGTAGTGCTTAAAACCATCAACCAATATTAATTCAAGAGATGTATCTGGGAGTAATTCAAGAGCATCAGTATCAAGGTTTTTTGCAAAATAATTAGCAAACCTTTTATCATGATTACCGAAATTAACAACCACTTTCTTAGGCTTTATATACTCAATTAAATCAATAAGATATTGTCTAGCTTGTATCATTTCTTCCATTGGCGAAATTCTATATTGTTTAGAAAATTTTGATAGGGCTTGACAGTCTACCACATCTCCGTTTATTTGCAAAATATCTACTTTACCAACATAATCACTAAAGGTATTAATAGGTAATTGAAACGGCACGTGTAAATCAGAGATTGATAAAATAGTAGTAGCCACCCCACCAAATCCATGTATATAGTCATCGTACTCAATCAAACCATAAGCGGTTTTCCTTAAATGATCTGCTGACATATCAATATTTAATAATTCAACTATTTCTTGCCAATCTAAATCTATTTCCTTATTAATTTTAGCTTTACAAAGTCTTAGTTTATACTCAAATTGTGTTTCGTTTTCTAACCTCTTTAAATCGTTAATATTCACTCATCCTTTCTATTAATCAATTTCCTCTTCTTCCTTAGTTTCTAATTTTCCATTTATTAATTCCCCAGCAAACTTCTTA